CACAATGAAGCCGCAGATTGGAAAGCATCACCCAGAACATTTATGGAATTGTTGCAAGTCCTTGCCAAATACAGAGCTGAGTTCGGTTCTGAAGGTGATGATTATGGTGAGATTCTACGTGTGTTAGAGGGTGGTGGCGACGAATGAAAATACCGGCTCCCTTACTACTTAAATTCAAGGAGGACCCGCGTAGTTTCTTCAAGTTTCTCAAAGTCTTTGATAAGGCACAAAACAAATTAGTGCCATTCAGAATGAATCAAGAACAAGAAGAATTACTCGATGCACTACTTGAACACAATCGAATCGTGGTATGCAAAGCACGCCAGATAGGTTGTTCTACGTTAATCAGAGCCTATTTTTTATGGAAGTCCTATGTCCAAACAGAACCAACCCGACACGCAATCATCAGTTACACCCGAGACAGTGCAGACCACTTGCACTCCATCGACAAACAATTCTACTTTGAATTACCAAAGCCACTGCAAAGAAAGCTTAGTAAATCCTCAGCAAGAACTCTCAAGTTCTCAGATACAGGAGCCGAGTTGCGAAGCTTTACTGGAGGCGGTAAAGGTGGAGCCACACGCTCGTTTACATTTTCAAGTGCTCACATTAGTGAGTTTGCTTTCTTTGACAATCAAGATGACCTGCTTGCAAACACAATTGCTTCGGTTGGAGATGGCCAAGTTATCATAGAAACCACAACTAACGGTCCAGGTGATACCTACCACAGATTATGTGTTGAAGCACAGCATAGTGGTTCCGATTGGCACATCTGTTTCTTTCCTTGGTTTACCCACAAGAATTACAAAAAGAAGTCGATGTTCGGTCAGAATGGTGTGCCTCCAATGACTGATGATGAAGAGTGGTTGATGGAAGAGTATGGGTTACAGAAACAGCAGCTCTACTGGCGAAGAACACAGATTTCTACAATGGGTTTGGAAAAATTTACACGAGAGTTTCCAGCCACCATTGATGAAGCGTTTATGACCAACTCAAATGTCTTCTTTCCTACCGACATTGTTGATTCAATCGAACTGATGAACATTGGCACAGAAGATAAATGGTATTGTGAACCACACAAAGGTGACCGATTCTGTATGGGTGTTGATGTGGCACACGGTGGTGGAAATGATTATTCTACGATTAGTATTGTGTCAGCAACTACTTTACAGCCTATTTACCATTATCGTTGTAACACAATTCTACCTGCAGATTTTGCTGATAAGGTATGGGAAGTTTATTGGGAGTTCAATGAGCCCTATACTATTATCGAAGCAAACGGGCCAGGTGCATTAGTGTTGTATCGATGTAGAGAATACGGTATGCGAAACTTATACAAATCAAAGAACGGTAAAGACTGGAATACAAGAAAGGAAAATAAATTGGCTATCTATGACCACCTACGTGAATTGTTGTGTAATGACCACATCTCAGTTCTCGAATCTACATTATGGTCGGAAATCAGGAATACAGTATGCAACGAAGGTGGAGCACCCAGTCATCCAAAGGGGCAATGCGACGATTTACTTATCTCATTCTTGCTGGCTCAATGGGCAGCAAAACTAAAACCCGCACCCAGTATTATGGAAGTGCGTCGGGTTCTTATGGAAGAATTTATACAGAAAACGAAGGTTCGGAGGATACACAGTCGTGGGCCTCTCCCTTTCAGACGTAAAGGACAATAACTATGGCTTACAACATCAAAGCAAAGGACGTGCGTGAGATTCTAAACAAGCACGATAGCTTTTGGGAAAAGAAACAACAAGAATTATTTCAATTCAAAATGTGTTATGAAACAAACTTCTGGGACAAAGACCAGTTAGAACCTATGCAAATGACAGTGCAAACCTCAGACGGTTATGCTTACATCGAATCATACATTGCATCACTCTTCAGTCGTAACCCAGGTATTATCGTAAAATCAGGACTCAGAGGTGCTGGTAGTGCAGAAAAGGCACAAGCTCTCGCAAATGATTTCTTAATAAGCCACAGAGGGACGATAGAGGACGCTTCTCGACTTGCCCTTATTTACCCTATGAGTTTCATAAAACTAATCCCTGTGGACAATCCTGACATTTACAAACGTGTTGACATGATGGCTTGCTCACCTTGGGATGTTATCCTAGATAGAGATGTAAGTCGTATTCAGGACATGAGATTTATTGCACATCGATACTATTTACCTCAGAACGAAGTAATTGCAAAGTATGGTAACAAACAATCATACTCATTTACCACAAAGAAAGATTACTTTGACGACTACATGGGTGGTATCTCAGAGGACGAAACCTATGGTGGTTCAGAATCAATGTTTTCTTTCTTGGAAATCGTTGAGTTCTACGACCTAGTGGCAGACAGATTATACATCTACAGTCCTGGTTTTGCACGTGGTGAGAGATTTTTGATGGATGAAGAGATACCATTTAGAGATAATGATGGTATGCCAGTCTATCCAATCATACCATTTTACTTCAATAGAAAACCTGATGTTCCACTAGAAGGTTACAGCGCGATGAAACGTGTGTATGACCAACTATTTGAGATAAATACTATCAGAACATTCCAAGCCAATGCAGTTCGTAAGGCATCTCGTCAATACATTGTAAAACGTGGCTTGTTAGATGAAGAATCAATGGCACAGGTAACGAGCGGTATTGATGGATTATTTGTAGAGGTGGACGCTGATGACATCAATAATGTAATTCGTAACGTTCCTCAGATACAAACACCACCGGAGATACAATTTTATTATGACCAAGTGCAAAAAGATAAAGATAAGGGAAGTATACTTGCCCCGTTCACGAGGGGAGAGTCAACAAGAAGTTCTGCTACTGAAATCGCTGCTCTGGCTGCATACACAAGTTCAGAAGTTGGAAGACTTGCGAGAGAAAGAGACGCAACAATCGAACAAGTAGCCAAGGTTTACATTGACATTATGTGTATGTATCTTATGGAAGATGACACACGTGATGTAATAGTTATAAACAACCGTGACGAAGTAGTCAAAGCGGGAGACCTGAAAGGTAACTGGGTGATTTTTGCACAAGACCAAGCATCAACACCTATCTCAGAATCTGTGAGGAAACGTGAATTTTTACAAAGCATTCCATTGCTTCAGTCACTTGGTGTTCCAGCTGACACCCTGTTATCAGAAGTGGTTCGGTCACTTGGATTACCTGAATCGTTTATTGAAGAAGCTCGGAAAGAACAGCAAGCACAGGTTTCTGCAGCCAAGGGTCGGTCAGCTGGTGAAGCAATACAACCCGATGCTGTTGAATTACAACAAGCCAGTCAACCGACTGGACCAAATAATCTACAAGCCATCCTCAATCAAGGGGAAGGGTAAAAAAATTAGTATACTTTAGGAGACTATTATGGATGAAATGAACAAAATGGACATGATGGCTTTGGATGACGTCGGTATGATGGAGAAAAAAGCTATGAAACTGGCCAAACAATTAGATGAAAAAGAAAATCAAGCAAAGATAGAAGGTGATTACAGTAAGATTGCAGTCAACAAGATGATTGACTCACTCAATCGTGTAAACATGTTGTTTGATGCACCACCTTTTCCAAAGGTTGAAGCAGACTTGGATGCAATGCCACCTGCACTTATCAGAAACTTACTGATGATTGCAAACGCGGCAAAAGATGCAGGAATGGATGAGTATGTTTTTGACCTTGACACTATTACAGATGATAAAGGCCTGAAGATGCTAGCAGGTAAATTAGATGCAGCAGCAGGTGATAAATCATTCAAAGCATTTTTAGCGAAACCAGATGGTATGGCTACCAAAGAACAGGCAGAAGAAGGTGTTCCAACTATGCAAATGGAAGGAATGGAAGTCGCTTCACCTGCTCGTGGTGGAACCGCACCAATGGAAGACGAAGAAGAACTTTTCATGGCTCGTATGAGAACATAAACATAACACAGGAGATAATTTTATGAGTGAAGAAATCAGCACCCCTGCAGTAGAAGTAGCAGACGCCGGGACTGATGTTGCAACAGAAACAGTAACAACAGAAGTCAGTAAGGATGTAACGCCAGCAGATGTCTTGAAGCAAATGAAGCACAAGAAGAAAGCACACGGCGGTAGAGATAGAGTAGCAGAAGCGCTAGCCGAAGCGAAAGCCGGGCCAGCACCAGCTACACCAGATAACATAAGCTTGGATACTCTTGCAGAATCTGATGCTTTGGATGACGGGGGACATAAAGGTATCGATTTCAACCGAGTAATCGGTGATTTACCAGAAGATGCCAAGAAAATGTTATCAAACATACGTAGTGACTATACTCGCAAAACACAAGAGTTAGCAGCACAACGTAAAGAACTCGAAAGTATGCGTCAAACTTTACTTGATTCTCAGGTAAACGAAAATGTGCAGAAGTTAGCAGCCGAAGAAAATGTTGCATTGGACCCATACGATACACAATCCTTTGAAAAACGAATTGAACAAGAAGTGGCAAGACGACTAAATGACATGTTACAACCGATGAGGGAGGAACAAGAAGTAATTAAGCGTCGTGCATCTTTGGAAAAATTCAAGCAAGAAAATCCTGACTTAATGGATTACAAACTTGAAGTCGCAACACTTCTTAAATCTAATGAAAACTTATCTCTTGAAGATGCTTATCACATCGCCAAGGGAAGAGCCGTATCAGATGAAAACGCCAAGTTGAAAGCAGAGCTTCAACAGCGTCAGACTCGGATGCGCGAGGTGGGACTAAAACTTGGAAATGGAACCGTAAGGGGAAATAAAAAAGTGCCGAAACACCTCAAAAAAGCACATGAAATCTATGCTTGGTTGGAATCCAACAAGGGTAGGTGAAAAAAATGTGTATTACTATAGAACGCCCCAGTTTAATGCATCGTAATCTGGATAAGCTTGAAGACTCCACAGGAATAACTTCGACGAAAGATGTGAAACAATTAACTTATTATAAGCCTATTTAATTTTAGCGGAGGACTATACACATGGCTATTTCAAATGACGTATTGTCGTCAACACTCCGTATTCTTCTCGACGAAGAGGTCGACCAGCTTTATCAAGCTACTCCTCTTTTAGACAAGATGCGTGAACGAGGCGGCGTAGAAACTTATGATGGTGGACAAAAACTTGACGTTCCACTTATCTTAGAAGAACATTCTTCTATTACACAATTAGATTCAGGGTATGAACCTGTAAACCTTGCAGTTAAGGATTCACTTAGAACTGCTTCTTTCACCTGGTGTGACTTTGTTGCTCCAATCGTTATTACACGTTCTGAAGAACTTAGTAACAAAGGTGAACGTGCTATCATCGACATCGCTGAAGCTCGTATGAAGTCAGTAATGGGTGCTCTTAAACGAGAAGTAGAAAAGCAAATTCTTGCTAACGCTTCTTCTGTATTGACAAACCTAAACACCTTCAACGGTCTTTCAGCCGCTGACGGGGGTGCTGGTTCTGGTGGTAACTCTACTCAAGGATTCTTTGATAACGTGGCTTTCGGCTCTCAAACAGCTGGAACTAACGTTGGTAGTCTTTCTAAGGCAACCTTCGCACGTCTTCAAAATCAATTCGTAGATGATGCTGGAACTCTTGACCTTAGTTCAATGACTGACCTTTACATCAACTGTCAGCTTAACACTCCTGATGGAAGTGCTCCTGACCTTATTATCTGTTCTCCACAGTTCTACAAATCTTACAAAGCTAAGTTGCAGGCTCAAGAACGATACATTGATGAAAAGGTTCTTGATGGTGGACGATTGGCATTGGCCTTCAATGGTGCAATGGTTGTTGCTTCTCCATTCTTAGGAAGTGATGTTCAGAATCCTGCTGGAACTCCAGCTGGTAAAGAGATTATCTCAGCATACTACTTGAACACACGTTACATTAAGCTAGCATTCGATAGTGCTGCACAATTCGAGATGGATGACTTCGAACATGTTTCTGGTTATGCTTCACGTAGTGCAAACATCTACACTCGTATGCAAGTTTATTTCTCACATTTAGCTTCACAGGGATTACACTGTGACGCAGAAGCAGTATAGGGGTAAATCATGGCTACAAATACATTAATTCAAAAGTTATTCGCTAGCGACGAAAGTGGCGTTGGTGAAGATTCAATCAAAGTCTCAAACAGACAAGAACTTGAAACATTCTTCGCATCAGAAGCAATTGCTGATGGTGACCTTGTATGTCTTGACATTTCTAAAACCAGTGATGGTGATAAGATGTCATACGTCAAGAAGTTGAAGACTGATGCTGGTTTGACTGCTGTTGCAATCGGTATTGCTGACCAAGCTGCTATTGAAGCTGGTGACCAAATCCGTGTCGTTATCAAAGGCTTCAAAGCTAATGCTAACGTTGCAACTGGTGCTGCTGTTGGTGAACGTATTGTAGGAACTGCGACTGCCGGTCGTGGAGATGTTTTGGCGAACTCGTCAACTCTTCCTGCTCTTGCTTATGTTATTACAGAAGCAGCTGCTAACGTTGCTGATGTAATGGTCATCAAGCAGTTCTAGTCTAAGTTATACGTAGACACAACAAATTGGCCCGCTCGGCAACGGGCGGGCCATTATTTTAACTGAGGCAGAACATGAATCTAAAAGAAATGAGAGACTTTGTTGGAAACATCTTGGACTATACACCAGATGTAAATGCATACAATGAAGAATTGAATCGCATTATCAATGAAGTATACCTTGAGTTTGTTGTATCACAACCCTGGTATTTCTCACAAAAAACACTTGATACATACACAATTCCAGATGCTACAGCACCTGGAGTTATAACGCCTGCTCCATCAGCAAACAGTTTCTTTATACAATCCATAAGTTGCGCAACATTAGGCACAACCATCGGATTAAGATACAATGGCGGACAGATGAGCCATGAAGGTTCCATCTTACAAATTACAGGGGCATCAACTGCTGCAAATAACGGGTTGTATGTCATAGACAAAATAGATTTAGCAACTGATAAAATCTTTGTTAGTAAACTATCAAACCGTTCTGATAACAGACAACTAGTAACTTGGGAAGGACCAGCTGGTGTCGACCAGAACGTAACACTTACAGTTCAATCTAGATTTTTACGATTACCAAAAGATTGTGTGCAACTTCTTGATGTTGGTATCAGAAACATTCCAGAAGGCGGAACTGGTGGTATAGGTGAGATTTTTAATCTTACACGTCGCAATGATGAAAGACTATCACTCAGAATGGATGTCACTGGAACACCAACAGAATACGTTATGTATGACCAAATGCCAAACGGTATGCAAGACCACACACATTTTATACCTAGAGCCAATCAAGACTTTTTTGTAGATACAGTATCTTCTACACCAGGTTGGCCACAAGGAACCTATCAGTTTGCAATGGCATTTCAATGGCAAGGTGTTGAAGGACCACTAAGTGACCCAGTCGAGATAACAATCAATGAAGCAAACACAATACCACGTTTCAATACACGCGACACAGCAAAGTATGGATTCAGAGGTTTGAATAAAAGAATGTATGTAAAGTGTGTATCACTAACTGGTTACAATGCACAACTCTTCAGTGAAACATACTTCCGTGACTTGGCAATGATACCATTCAATAAACTTACAAATGCAGGTTCTGCAAATACTGATGGATTCATAATTAACGATAGTGAAACAGTTACACCTTGGCCGCAAGCAAACATACAAATCACAACGATTGATGATTGGAAAGCGATACCAAGACACAAGGCACCTATCAATACCAGGGGACGTATCAGATTACATCCAAGGACAACAAGCGAGTTACCTATTAGGTTACGGTATGTAGGTTATCCAATGCTTCTGGCTGATGACCACGATTCACCAGAGTGTCCTATTGATACACATCGTTACATAGTCTACAAATCAACAGCTGAAGCACTATTCAAACACAACAATGATGCTCAGTCAGCATTCTATTTACAAAAAGCGGAAAAGGAACTGCAGAAGATTGAAGAACGTTACCTTACCCAACGCTCTGCCTTTTATGTCAAACAGTCATTCCGTTCAGGACCTCTACGCCTGAAGCCATTCAGAACACTGACTAAGACAACAGGGGCGGACGGTTCATAATGAAAACAAATGGAAGAGCAGAATACAAAAGAATAAAAGGTATTTTCATCGGTTATCCGTCTCCACCAGATTCGGCAAACAGATTAGAAAATTTTAAGTATGACCCAAAGACTACTGCTTGGTCAAACATGTTGGGTTATGAAAAGTTTTTTAGTTCAAACAACAACTTCAATCCGTTCCAAGGTATACTGCAACGTGCTGTTGATAGTTTGTATTGTTTTCAGCAACACAACGGTGCAAGACAATCATTCTTGTTTGAGTCAAACGGCACTCTGTTTGGATTGAATACATCAACAAAAACTTTGGTAACACTCAAACAAAACAGATTGGTTCCAACACCAAATCAACCTCATACAAGTTACGAACCTTTTGGTCGATACTGTATTATTACAAATGGTTTTGATGGACCTATCAAGTTTCGTGGTGCACTAAAATCAGATAGAATCTTTGACTTGGGTTGGCGACAACAACCTGGAACACCAATTATCAGAAGTGTTGGACCACAAGATGGAGCACCAGCAACTTTCTTAGATGCAAGTTCTACCTTTTTCAATGACCAGTTATGGAATAATAATGACTCAACATTTACAGGTATGGGAAGCACAACTGCAGATGAAGAATTTAGTTACTCATACCGTGTAAGTTTTGTAAACGAATCAGGTTCAGAATCACCACTCAGCCAAGAATCAAATACAATGGTTGTAAAGATGAAATCTGTAACAAGAGGTGGTTCATCAGGTGTATCACGTTTTGGTTTGATTCTTGACATTCCAGTCGGTCCACCAGGCACAATAGCACGTAGAATTTATCGCACAAAAGGTGATGGTTCAAAGACTTATTTCTTTAATTCACAGTTGAACGAGAATGCATCTGTAACCATTACAGACTTCTTAGCTGATAATCAACTAGGGGCACAGGCTCCGGATTCATCAGATTCAATTCTGTTCCCTGCACCAGGTGCACGTTTTTCGGCTGCATTTAAGAATTGTTTGTTTGTAGATGGTGGTGAAATGGACCCAACGCGTCTGTATCACTCAACACCACTACAACCTGACACTTACAAATCAGATAGTTTCTTTGAAGTAGGAACAAGAGAAGGTGGTGACATTACAGGTTTGATGCCTTATTACAATCAATTACTTGTATTCAGACAAACAGCGATTGACTTGGTTCGTGGTGACCCTGTCAATGGTTTCTTCTTGGTGCCTTTCATACAAGGTGTTGGAACATTATCACCACATACAATTGTGCCGATTCCAAACTTAGGAATCATGTTTGCTTCTGACGACGGCATCTACCTGATTGCGGGAGGACTGGACGGCGGGAGTTCTTTGAAAATGGAGAAGATTTCAGTTGGATTACAGGAGTTCTTTGACCGTTTCAATCCTGACATGTTACCTTCAGCAGTTGGTGTTTATAGTCACAAAGAAAGAGAAGCACACTTTTACTTTGCAATCGATGGTTCTACAGACTTGAAGAAAGGTATTGTGTATCACGTAGATGCTGGAACATTTAGCACAAGAGGTATTGAGTTTGATGTAATTAACTGTTTGACAACAGATAAAGATGGCAACATACTCTTTGGTTTCAATGATAATACTGTCAGAGCAGGAGCGAGCGGCCTTACAGGTAGAACTGCAAAAGGTGGGATTGGTGTAATCAGTGGTATCAGAACACTTGGTGAACGACACGGTGATACAGGTAACGATACATTCGCAATCGGACCAAAAACACCTGGTAGATTTAGAAGTGCTTGGTTAGATTTGGGTAGACCACAAGTAAAGAAACATGTCAAGTATCTGTATCTTTATGTTTTCACAACTGGTAATTCAGTAATCACACCACGTGCTTGTAAAGATAGAGATTGGCAAGAGTTTGTTGAGTTAGATGGTCAAAGAATGCAGAGGCCAGACCACAAAGATAGTATAGTTTATGGTGACATTTCTGCTATTGAGTTATCAGGTGGTGCAGTTCAAGCAAAATACGATACAAACCAATTGTGGGAAGATAAGAAGTTTACATGTATCCGTTATGATGTGGGTATGAATGCAGTTCAAGACTTTGCTTTTGAGTTCGATACATTTGATTACATTGAGTTCATTGGTTTCGCGGTAGAATTTACAGCAGACGGAACGAAAACAATACGAGGAAAACAGTAATGCCGTATAGATGGACAAAAGAAGAAATAGAAAATGGACAAGTAGTTCAATCAAGACAGTTTGACATTGCATACTCAAACTACGTATCAGTCATCAATGGTGGTATTGATAGAGATAATTTACCAGCACAGTGTATCGACCCTGAAGTAAACTTAGTTGCAAACAGTCTAGGTAAAAGTGCAGTAGCAAATAACATACACAATCCATTCAGTCAAAACAATCAAGACTCAAACTATGGTGCACCATTCAGCACACAAAATACAAGAGGCAACAGAATTACAGGTTTAACTTATGGTAGTGCACCAGCACAAGAAGGTGACAACTTCTTCCAAGTCGGCTCAGTTAACGTTGAGTGTGAAGAGGGTATGTTAGAATGTAGCTGGAAATGCAATGCATACATTCCATTGTATTACGCATACTATAAAGGTTTTACAACAACAACACTAACTAGAAAGAGGTATCAATGGCAGATAAGAGTAAATGGAATCATTGTTTATGAATCACCTGCCATTTGTGAAGCCTTCTTTACTACAAACATCTCAACGCAGATACCTATTAGTAAGGGCACGCAACGTGTCGAAGTTCACGTCAAGCTACCTGGTAGAAGCAATGAGGACAACGGACAAGTTGTTCTTCAGTATTGGGGTGGGCAAATTTTTGCTTATAACACATTCAGGTAGGTATAAATGGGAAACGTAAAATTAGAAACATTCTATCCAAAGAACGAAGCAGTAAGTGCTGCGAAGATTAATAATAATAATGGTGCAATCGAAGGTTCTACTGCAGGATACAATCAAGAAAACGTAAGTCGTGAAGGTATTGACTTCAGACAGTTTGATAAGTCACCAATGCTTCTAGCAAGAAATGTTGTAGATTCTGGACAAGAACTTACAACAGGAACGACTGTAGGCACTGGTGCTAGATACAAAAGTTATGCACAATTCAACATTACACAACAACCAATCGCACATAACTCTACAGGTGCAACAGATACATCAGCTGGTAACGGCACAAAGGTTCCAATCCCAGGTGTATCATCATCAGTAGATGCGAGTGGTGTGCAACTTACAGGTGGTGAACTAATCAGAGTAAACTGGTCACTAGTTATCTGGGCAAACATACCAGCAAACGGTTCTCTAGCAGACCATGTTACAGGACTAATTGATGCAACAACAAAAGATGGTGGAACAGGTGCATCTCATCCGTATGGTAGTGGTATTGGTGAATGGTGTTGGTTAGTTTGGCCTCGTTTCAATACAACATCTTCAGCACTTAACAACAACGATTTTACAGATGCAAAAACTGCAGGGTTAGACCCAAACAGCACAAAACCTTATTTCGAACCAGGTATCGCACCATCGATTACAAATACAGGTATTGGTGACTTTGTTGATTTTGAAGAAAGACGGTGGGACCACATAATGGTTATTCCTAGTATGTTTCTGGCAGCAGGTAACACACCTACTGGACCAGCTTTACAACTCTACCATACAAATACTGTTGGATACTCTGCTCGGTCAAGCCCGGCTGCACTTGGTGGACCACAACTACGAAGCAGTAGTTTTTACATCAGAGTTCCAGATTTAGGTGGCTCACCAAAAACATTACATGGTGTCCAACTATACATCTCAGGTTATTGGAGAATGCACGGTAATTCTGCTGGAACTGGTATGGGTGGTGCACCAGATGCAGGTATGTTTTTAGAAAACGACCCTTGTAATCCATCAAGAGTAAATTCAGGTGGCGACCCAATACCACAATACGGTGTCGCTGGTGAACTACACATTGAAAGAACACACATCAATGTATCAGTTCATAGAGATAGTAACGGATAGGAGACAGAATGCCATACGTTAGAGCACATACATTTTCACCAGGCGGAAACATTAGTGGGACACAAAACAACGAAAACATTGTGAAACTAAAGAAACACATCAATGGTGGTATCGTTGCAGGTGACATTAGTGATGTAACACGCTGGGGTGAAGCAAAGCACATTATGAAAGGTATGTATTTTGGAACAGATAATACACACGAAATGACAACTGGTTTGTATGCAGGACCAGCTCTGGCTGATTTACCAACATTCAATCCTGGTTACATGGGTAGATTCTTAGGTGACATTACTGAGGATAGAGAACCTATCCCTGGTGCTGGTGTAAGTTTCTATCTAGAACACGAAGCTGACATACTAATTGACATGATGATTAGTCCACGTGGTGCACCACTATTAGCTACTGCAATCGTTGATGCTGGACGTTTAGAATTTAGATTGGATGGTTTTGCAAACAATACATCATCATCGTTTTTTATGAAAGAAATAGACATTGATACTACCGGAACTTCAGTTGACATTGTAGGATTCTATCGTCGACGTTTCTATCAGCACAAACACATGTTTAGAAATGTAGGTGCTGGTTATCACATCTTTCAATTGTTTGGCAACACGAGTTTACGTGCTGTCCCACTTAAATTTTTCACTTACAAACTACAGGCCTTTTACAAGGTGTAAAAAAATGGTATCTATAGGAGGACTAAAATGGACCCTTTAACAATCGCACTCATTGCTGGTGGAGGACTTGCTCGAGGAATCGGTGGAGCGATTTCTCAAGGTGCACAGTCGAAAGCATTGTTTGGCGAACAACAACAAGCAAGACTTGCAGAATTAAGAAGATTAGAAGAAATGAATGCACTAGGTCTGACAGGCGCAGAAAGACAAGCACTAGAACAAGCATTACTCAATCCAGCACAAGCAGCACAAAGAGAACAGAATCAACGTAATCAAGCATTACTCAGTTCTTTCAATCTAGGTGCAAGTAAAGGAATAAGAGACATCTTGGCAGCACAAGAAGGACAACAAGCTCTGGCTGGAAAAGCAGCAGAAAAGGTAGCAGCGGCTCAACTCAAAGCACAACAGGCAGATGAAAAAGAAATGCGCGCTTTGGAAGCAAGACAAGATGCTGCAGCAGGTGCACAACAGGCTGCAATCGGTGCTTTTGTTGGTGGACTTGGTGGTGCAGCAGATACCGCACTTCGTGCACAAGCATTATCAGAAATGACAGCTTTACGTGCTGGAAGCGATGTAGGTCTGGATGCAACTACAATAAAATTATTGGAGGAGTTCTAAGATGGCTGAAGGAACGATTGGTAATCTTTACAACCAAGCTTATCTGCAAACACACGAGCAACGAATGGCGATGGCTATCAAAATGGCTGAGTCTGAGTTTACCACTCTTGCAGATAGAATTACATTATTAGAAAAGAAAGTAGCTGATTATGAAAGAGCGATAGCTGGTGACTTTAGTTCACCTGGTTCTTCAGCTGATAATGCAGCCACAGCTCGATTGAGATTGATGCATACAGTTCAGGCTGAAGTAAACAAAAGAACTGACAAAGCTATTCAGGAAGCAGAAAGAAGTTTTGACATCGCACGTTTTAATGTTCCAGGTGCACAAGAAACAATGGCTGCAAAGATGCGTGCTGGTTCTACAGTATCATCTGCTGTTGATGCAGGATTGGCCAACTTAGGTGGTAAAGGTGCAGGTAAGAATAATTTACAAAGAATCATAATCGCAAAAGCATTGTTACAGGCTGCAGAAAATGCGGCAACAACTGCTGGTAAAGCTTCATCATTCAATCGCAACCAACAAAGAACACGTATCGCGGCTGCTTATGGTATTGATGCAAACGACATGATTGCAAATGAGGAAACTCTCAAAAGACGATTTATAGAAACTCGAAAGAAAGAAATCAAAGCTACAGTTGGTGCAACAGAACTTTCAGATGCAGACAAAACAAAGCTCGAAGCAGAAAAAACACAAACTCAAGAGCAACTAGATAAGTTACGTCAGCAGATGGCAGACAGGTATGGTGATGATGTAGACTTTGGTGAGTTGATAGAACGTGGTCGACAGATTTACAATGAAAGACTTGGACCTATTTCTCGTGAAGATAAGAAGATACAAAGACAAATACAAAGAATGACCAAAGTATCACCTCGTGCCAGACAAAATCTTGCTGCACTAGAAATGGTTGCAGTTGATGATAGAAGAATCGATTTGATTGGACGTCTTGATGCTGCTGGTGTAGAAGACAAAGACAACGTTCTTGCAGCTGCAAATGCCATACTCGAGGCAAAGAAAGCAGGTAGAGATACAGTGCCATTTGACTTAGCACTTGAATTAACAAAAGACGAAGACAAAGCTTATGAAGCACTAGGACTCGCTTTCAGAAAATTTGCAGCTGACCAAGCACAAGGTGATGCTCTTGCTCGAGAAAAAGAAAAACAGAAACAACTCAAGCCACAAGAAACAGATGCAAAAGAAGCAATCAATGTTGCACTTGCAGAACAAGGACAGAGTGGTGATGAATTCTTAGATAGTATTAACATAGACTTTGACCTTTCAGATTTGTTTGCAAAAAGAGTAAAGACAGAATCAGCAGAAGAATCCAAAGAAAAAACAGATAACTTCTTAGATGGTTTACTTAACATCTTCAAAGGACGTAAAGATGTAACTAGACGACCTTTTACAGCAACAGAGAAAGCTGCACAATCTGGCTCCAAGATTACAAAAGTTACTCCAATCAAAGAAATGAGACCAAGCAATAGACCGGAGGAACCAGAAATGCCAGTAGGTGACCCAGTCAAAGAAGCAGCTAAAGGTCCAAAACAGCCGTTTGACCCGAAAATTTACACCAAAGATAATCCATTCGTTCAGCTCAATTATGATGATGGAAAGAGAAAAGGAACATACTCATACTTCATTAAACCTGATGGTGGCTATGGTATGATTGGACTCTCAGGAAAAGAAGTAGACATTTCAGGAAACCAAAAGGCTCTTGATGAGGCACAAGCAGAGTTTGACAAACTAAAAGAAAAGATGGAGAAGTAGATGCCAAATCCAGATGGTTCACCAACGGCTGATGAACTAAACAAACTTAGTGAAAGCCAGAAACGATACTACCAGATGTTACTTGATGAAGAGGACGTCACTGGTGCAAATAGCTTTGTTAGTTCTATAATTTTTGAATTACCAGAAGCAGAAGGTGGTTCTTCGTCACCTCAAGGAAACATAGAAGTTTTGCCATCATTGACACCGAAACGTGTAATACCAGGTTTGTCAGACCCAGGCACATTTGTTCCTGCTCCTGAAATGACAGCACAAGAAGCAAGTAAAGATGAGTTTATGGCAGG